CGTTTCTCCAGTAGTGACCCAAATCTACAGAACATCCCTAGTAGTGGTGAGTACGGAAAACTAATTCGTAACCTATTTATTGCTCCACCTGGACATAAATTAATTGTGGCTAACTACTCACAGATTGAGCCACGCATCATTGCATCCTTCTCAGGTGACCCAATTATGGTAGAGAACTACAGAACTGGTGGAGATATCTACACAACTATCGGTGACACCATGGGAGTAGATCGCAAGGCTGGAAAGGTATTGGTTCTATCGATTGCTTACGGAGTTGGTCCAGAGAAGATTGCACAAAGCATCGGTTGTTCTGTAACAGATGCCAAGGATCTATTGACTAGATTTGAGGCACAGTTCCATGACATCTCTAAGTACAAGGCTAAGGTGATCCGTCAAGCAACTGGCAAGGCTCCTATACCTTATGTAGAAACTATCTTTGGTCGCCGTCGCTACATACCAGAGTTAAAGAGCAATGAACGAGGCCTTAAATCACGAGCAGATCGTCAGGCATTTAATACAGTAATTCAAGGATCTGCTGCAGATTTAATGAAATTAGCGATTGTTAGAGCACATTCTTGTTTTACTGATGAACCAGATGTGAATGTCGTTTTGACTATCCACGATGAATTGGTTACCGTTGCTCGTGAAGATCTAGCAGAAGAGACAGCCGAAGCAATCCGTGTGTCGATGGAAGGTATTCACCTACCAGAGATTACAGTTCCTCTTATTGCAGATGTAAAGATAGTAAACAAGTGGGGAGAAGCAAAGTGAGTAATGCAGACTGGTGGGCAAAGCAACTAGGTGCACAGCCACAGGCACCGCAACAACAGGTTCCTGTTGCAGCACCTCGTCCTGTAAATAACCCTATGCCACCCTCGCAACAACCGATGACTCAGTTTCAACCTGTGCAACCACAGCAACCTGCATCACGAGCACAGAGTGCATCACAGACAGCATCATGCCCAGAGTGTGGTGGAACTAATTACATGTCTGTTCAGAATGCTGCACCACGCTGTTATGACTGTGGCTATCCAATTAGTCAATCAGGAAGTCGTTATGGAGCACTGACTGGAGCAAAAGTTGAAGGTAGTGCTAAGGGTGCTATCGGTAATGATGTGCAAAGCAACTGGAACCCGCAAGGGATTATTGGGAGAATTGACGGATGAATGATGAAGCACGAAAAATTGTTGCAACCCTTAACAAAAAGTTTGGCAATAATGTGGTGGTTATTGCGTCTGATATTCGGTCTGATCTTATTCCTCGGATTACTAGTGGCTCTACCACTCTTGATTATGTTCTCGGTGGTGGCTTCCCTGGTAATCAGTGGAACGAACTCATTGGCGAACCGTCGCATGGAAAGACAGCGGTTGCGCTTAAGACAATCGCAGCAAACCAAGCACTGAAAGAAGATCATACAACTGTATGGGTTGCTGCAGAGCAGTGGGTTCCAGAGTACGCAGAGATGTGCGGAGTGGACACCAGCAAAGTAATTGTTATTGAAACAAACATTATGGAAGAGGCTTACCAAGCCGTCATAGAGTTCGCAGAATCAAAGTCAGTAGACGCCATTGTTATTGACTCCCTTCCTGCTCTTTCACCAGCCCCCGAAATGGAGAAGGACATGAATGAAATGACTGTTGGAAGGGGAGCACTCCTAACCAACAAGTTCTTTCGTGTAGTTGGTTCTGCAATCAAGCGCAGTCTGGTTGAGGATGAACGTCCAGTGCTCGGTCTCATAATCAACCAGTACCGCATGAAGATCGGTGTGATGCATGGAGACCCTCGTACCACTCCTGGTGGTGAAGGAAAGAACTATGCATTCTTTACTCGTTGCGAGATTCGCAGAGATGAGTGGATTGAAGTTGGACCTAGCGGTAATAAGAATCGTGTAGGTCAACGCATCAAGGTTCGCACATTGAAAAACAAGACTGCACCACCACAGCGTGTTGCATACTTTGACTTTTACTTTGCAGAAGGTGGAGATTGTGCTGCTGGTGAGTATGACTTTGCAAAAGAAGTTGCGTCACTTGCAGTTGTCAAAGAGATCATTCAGCGTAAGGGCGGATGGTATTACTTTGGCGAAAGAAAGTGGCAAGGTATTGATCCAGTGATCGCAAGTATTCGTGAAGAAGTGGATCTGAAAGAACAGATTCAAAAGTTAGTGTTTGAAACATCAGATCTACCAATGGCGGAGGACAGCGATGACTAAGAAGTTTGTAGTAAATGACGAAGAGTGGGCGCAGGTACTGGAGAAGGGCGTAGAGGATTACACCGACATGCTTTTTGAAGCGGTCTGGGATGGTACTGAGGATGTAATTCCTGAGACCTTGTCAGGAGAACCATTCTGTGGTTGCGGTACTTGTTTCTGGAGAGAAGCACTGTTCTTCCTTGTACCACGCTTGATCGAAGGTTACGAGGAAGGCAAAATAGAACTTGAAGACTGAAGGCCAGAAGCAATCCCAGAAGCATGAGAAGAGACTTGCTAAGAAAGTTGGTGGGTCTACTAACGCTGCGTCTGGAGCCTTCTGGTCTCGCAAAGGTGATGTACGTTCAACTGATCTATTGATTGAACATAAGTGGACAGGCAAGAAAACTAAAACCATTAAATCAGACGAATTGAAGAAGATAACTACCGAAGCAATCCTTGATGGAAGAATGCCAGTGTTTGGCCTTCATCTTGATGGAGTGAACTATGTGATACTTCTTGAAGACGACTTCCTAGAGATGAGAGAGACCCTAGACAACCATGGAAGACTTTGATGAACCAGAGTACGCATGGAGATACCAAGCAAGATGCTCAGGTCAAGACACAGATATCTTCTACCCTCCTCGTGACAAAGAGCAGTACAAAGAGATCGCTAACAGGGCAAAAGCATTCTGTTTCGGTGAGACAGGAAAGAACCCTTGTCCAGTACGAGCAGAGTGTTTATGGGATGCAGTTCGACGAGACGAGCCTCATGGAATCTGGGGAGGACTCAGTCACCGAGAAAGAAACGCCCTCATGCGAAAGTGGCAAAAATTAAAGAAGACTAAGAAGACAATACAGACCCTAGAAGAATTTATTTTCAGCATAGACAAGGACTACTAATGCCTTCCAAGACAGACCTCCAGAAGTATCTAGATACTAAGAAGACAGATAGCCGTCTTACTGGTCACATTGAACGTCACCTCATGAAGAAAGAACCAGGAGATCGAAGCACCACAGTGCTTCACCCTTCTGAAATGATCAAGGCTGACTTCTGTCATCGTTACTCCTATTACCTACTTACTGGTGGTAAGAAGATGGAGAAGAACCCAGGGCTTACACTGCAGAACATCTTTGATGAGGGTCACTTCATCCATGAGAAGTGGCAGAACCGCGTCTATGAGATGGGCAATCTCTGGGGAGACTTCAAGTGTGTAAACTGCAAAGGAATTACCTCTGGCCTATCACCTGCCAAGTGTCAACACTGCGAGTGCGCCACACTGCGATACGACGAGGTCAAGATGCTTGATCCAGAGTTGCGTATTGCAGGACATACTGATGGCTGGGTCAAAGGTCTAGGTGATGATTTCCTTATTGAGATCAAATCTATTGGTGAAGGAACATTACGCTTTGAAGCACCTGACCTTCTCTACGACGCAGATGGTGACTTGAACAAGGCATGGAAGAACATTCGTCGCCCATTCAGAGGTCACTTGTTGCAGGGACAGATGTACTTAGAGTTAGCCAAGCGTATGTTTGGAGATGTAGCGCCTAAAGAGATTGTCTTCTTGTACGAACTAAAGTCAAACCAAGCATACAAAGAGTTCACAATCAAGGCTGACTACGAAGTTGTAGATAGAATCTTCTTCAAAGCAGAGAAGATTATCAAGGCAGTTGAGGCTGGAGTAATGCCTCTATGTAACGTGAGCGAGGACGGTTGCAAACAGTGCAACCAGATTGAGGAATAATGTTAAACCTAGGTGATGGATCAAAGCAGGCTGTTGAGAAGATGAAGGCGCAGAACATCAACCTGTGGCCTGAGCAGGATAAGCAGCCACCCATGCCCAAGGACATCTCTCTCTTGGAGAGCGATGAACTTAGCGCCTTGTTTACACGCCTGACAGCCTGGTCTAACTTTGTAGCGGGACAGTTAGCCGCATCACAGGTGGACGAGAAGGTGCTTGAAAAGCGCCGAGACATGCTTGAGGCAAAGTTGCTGATTATGAAAGACACCAGTAAGGTTAAGGGTGAACGAGTGACTATGATGAAGGCTCAGGTGATGGCTGATCCAGATTTCATAGACGTTGAGGAACGTTATATGAATGCCTATGCGTATCGCAAGATGTTAGAGGTTGTGTACAACAACTTTGAGCGTGATGTGGCGCTGGTATCCAGAGAGATCACTCGTCGAACTAATGACGTACGAACGGGACGAAAGGATAAGTTCAACACATGAAAAAATTACTTACACTACTTGTATCAATTATGGTACTTGGTACCACGGCGGTACCAGTACAGGCAAATACACCACCAGCAGTTGTTGTTATCGACACTGGCACTAACACTTCTTTATTCAAGGACAGCATCTCTTATGAGGTTTGTATTTTGTCTTCGTACAAGTGTCCAAATGGAAAGCAGATGATGGAAGGAACAGGCGCTGCAGACCTTCCAGCAACAAAAGACAGAAACTTCAGCCATGGAACACAGATGATTTCGTTAGTTCTTCGTGTTAATCCATCAGCAAAAGTTATTCCTATTCGTATTGTTGGAATGACTCCTGCGGGTAATCAAGGGTTTTACTCTCTATCAGATGTCAACAACGCTCTTAACTGGGTTGTTGCTAACAGAGTTACGCACAACATTGCAGTTGTCAGTATTTCTCAAGGAGCCATCTTTGCAAACTGCAAGGTTCCAGCAGGATTGGCAGAAAATATTGCAGCCCTTAAAGCAGCAAACGTCCCAGTAGTTGCTGCTGTTGGAAACAACGGTAATCGTACTGCTACACATGCACCTGCATGTTTGACAGACACTGTCTCAGTAGGTGCTACAGATAATCCAGGAAGAGGTGCAATTGAATACGACAAAGATGCGTCTCCATACATTGCACGCTACAGTAACGGCGCACAAGGACAGACTGACTTCTTTTTGAATGGTCGTTGGAATGCTCTACAACTTGATGGAACACTAAGGTTTACAGCAGGTACATCAGGAGCAACAGCAGCCTTTGCTGGTTGGTGGTTACTGAATAGAAAAGAAACTTTTGACGCTACATTTAATGCGTTGATGGCTACAACTGTTGATGCTAAGAACGAGTTCCAGACAGGAAAATATGTCCGACTCCCATAAGCCAACTGTTCTTGAAGAAGCGCAGAGTTTAATCACTGGTGAGCGTAACTATACTTACGATCATCCTCTTGATAACTTCAACCGAATTAAAAAGGGTTGGGAAGTTATTTTCGGTATTGACATTACTGAAGAACAAGTAGGACTAGCGATGGCTTGGGTAAAGATTGCACGAGAGACATACATGCATAAGAGAGATAACTTGACGGACGGGGCAGGTTATCTTGGGACCATTGAGATGGTCATAGATGAAAGAAACCTCCGTGCCAACAAAATTATTTGATGGCGGTTTAACAGATGAGCAAGTCCTCGTTGCGATTGGTATTGACCAATCGTTAACGGGGTTTGCTTTGTCTGCAGTAAGTATTGCAGAACCAGAAAAACACATCACATGGGTATACAAGTCTCCGTATTTTGGTATTGAACGGCTTGTAGATATTCGTCAGTGGTTGATAGACACCCTTGACTATGTGTCTGAGAACCACGGAATCACAGACATCGCTATGGAAGGATCAGTCCTTGCTAGTCACTCAGCCTTAGTCCTTGGTGAGTTGGCTGCGGTAGTCAAGATGGCAATCTATGATTACTTTGGTGAAGATGAGAACTGTCGCTATCCACTAAAAGTTCCGCCAATGACGTTGAAGAAGTACGCCTCAGGTAAAGGAAACGCCAAAAAGCAAGAGATGTTGATGCAAATATACAAGAGGTGGGGCATAGAGTTCAATGATGATAATGCTGCAGATGCCTACGCTCTAGGAAGGCTTGCTGGAAAAACTGCGATTGATGAAATCGAGAAGGCAGTAGCCAAACAAATTGAAGACCCTAAATACCGAGACCAAGCAAGACTTTAGCCTTACCCTTTGGTTAGGAGCGGCACACTAACTCGAACCAAAGGACTAATAACTGTGACAGAATCAATTTCACCTATTTCTGCTGACGAACCGTTCCTACGTGTCAGCGCCTCTTCAAACCCTCAGAGTGTTGCCTCAGCAATTGCTCACGCAATCTACGACAAGAAGGAAGTAAAACTTCGTGCTGTAGGTGCAGGAGCGGTAAACCAGGCAGTTAAAGCAATTGCAATTGCTAGAGGCTATGTAGCCCCACGAGGTATGGATCTATCCTGTATCCCAGGATTTACCACTATTGAGTCTCGTGACGGTGAGATCAGCGCCATCGTGTTTGCTATTACAGCCAACTAAAACAGACGTATCCTTGGAACAAGACTAAGGAGTCACAATGGCCAATTGGACAGATATGGGTCACGCAATGCGTCGTCGCATGGGCGCACCTTCAAATCATCATGAATCGGTAGGTAAGAGAATGAATTCTAACCCAACACCAGAGCAGATCGTTGCAACAGGCGCACGAGCATACATGGGTAGCGCAACAAGTGCTTTTGCTGCACCAAGTGCAACACCACTTGCTGGAAAGTTAATGCCTAAGAAGAACACACAGGCTGGCGATCCAACAATCATGAACAAAGCAAATCGTCAGAACGTTGAGCGTAAGGGTGCACAACACCGCATCACTGCAAAGATGCCTGCTCCAATCAATAGCGAAGCAGGAGCAACGATGGCAAATGCACGAATTGTTCCTTCAGTTATGGGACGACAAGCACCTAACTTTAACAGCGGCGTAGATAGCACCTACTAAAATGAGTGGCTCAATTTCATCGAGTCAGTTTAAGCCAGTACAACCAGATATGACACCTCCACTGTCATTAAGTAAAGCAACAACTGGAAGTGCAGCGCAGGCAACTGCGTGGCGTAATCAGTCAATTGGTAAGGGTGGACCTTTGGCGTACTCATCTAAAACTAGAGGAACAACCTTTAGTTGGGATGACACTGCATCCACAACTACTCTTCCTCAATCTCAAGGTTCAGGTAGAAGCCAGTGAGCAGAAAGCGTCCTGCAATTCGACCTGAAAAACTCATTCGACCTGAGGGTGTTCACCCTGCGTTGAGTGCGGTTGAATTTGCAGCACGCACAAATGCCAAGCCAGTAAGTGATCGTGGTCTTACGATGAATGTTCGTACTGGAATTACTACTGATGAACAACCAGCAACTGGCTATGCAGTTGGTGGAGAACGAGACGCGAAAGGCCGTCGTATTAACACTAAGAAAGTTAATACAGGAAGTAAAGACCCTAAAATTAGCGCAAATGATGCAGCAAAATTTGCAGAAACAGTGCGCTTAGGTAGCAAGGATAAGAACGTGAACATTGGTTCATGGGTAGATCCAAGCAAGCCACAGAGCGGTGTTCAATTAGATGCCTCTCGTGTATACACAAGTAAAAAAGAAGCCACAAAGAAGATGGAAGAACGTAAGGAGGACGCTATGTACAACGTCCAGACTTACGAGAACGTTCCTAACACTAAGAAAAAGCCAAAAGAAAAGAATCGATAATGGCTGGCGGATACAATAACTTTTCACCATCGCAGAACTGGCAATCGCTAGGTGGCGGTGGTCTTGCTGGATACAACAATCAGGGTGGTGCAGGTACTCCTGTAGCCCGTGACACCATGGATTCACTCCGTATTGGTGTCGGAAGAGTTCCATCTGCGGAATACCCAGATGGCTACCTTGGTACTATCCGCTCACGTCGTGATGACCGTTTACTGGATAGCATCAAGACTCGTGTCAACCAGAAAGCCTATCAACGTGGTGTACACAAGGGTGAGCGTATTGAGCCCTCTATGTACTACTGGCCTGAAGAGTTTAACCCTGACATGGGTATAGCCCGTCAGATGAAAGCAATACCTGTAAATCGTGATGGCGCAGTGTCATACATGATTCCTCGCAGTGCTCCACAAACTCATCTTACTCCTGCTCCTCACCTCGTTAATGATGGTAAGGCCAATACACAGGCTAATCAGCCAGGAGAGATCAATGCACGTCGTCAGGCGATGCTTGCCTACTTGAGACCAACGTGGAACTAACATGGCTAAAAAAGAAATTATAGAGCCATCAACTCGTTCCACAGAGTTTTTATCTGGTCAACGTCCTTTATTTCTTAGTGATTTAACTGATGAAGAAAAGACATTGGCATTTGAAGCGGTAGATAAACACACCTCTAGTACTCGTTCACAACTTGCAAAACTTGCTGTTCACGTTAATCACAAAAGTCCTGAAGTTCGACAAAAAGCAAAACGTGCTCAACGAGCACTTGATGAAGGTGCTGTTGATAAACCCTATAGCCATGAAAATGCTATACAAAATCATATGCAGCATTTTAGAGATTCTGCAAAAAATCCTCGTGAAGGTGAATCTATTCATGGAATTGATTTTTACTCTCAAAACTCAGAGCCTATCCATGAGTTAGTTAAAGGAACAAATCTTCCTGTTCGGACTGCTTTTGAAGCAACCGCTAAACTAAGCAACAAAAACCGTCCTGGTAATGAAAAAGCATCTTTGGCTGGCTTAATGGATGCTCACGACCATGGAAGCGTAACCTACACTCCAGAAATGATAAATAAAGTACATTCAGTTATAAAAGGTTCACATCGCATTAGTGAAGAAGAAGTTGGTAAAACAGTTCCTTTTTCTCAAGTACACCCACAAGTGGTAGCAGCAATGACTGATCCAAAAATACGTGGAGATGTAGAACATTCAGTAAAAGATGTAAATTTAACAGAGATTGCCAAAGGTGGAATGCGAACAAATATTTCTGCTGCACATGCAACTTTACAAACAGGAAAAGGTAATGATCCTTACACTAATCCTAAGTTTGCAAGTTATTCAATGTCTCATGCAGAAGCACCACGTTTAGGAACTCCAGAACACCAAGAATACAATATGCGTGCTGCAAACATTCATGATGTATTAACAGGTAAAGTTGGTGGAGGACAATTGATGTTTGATTACCATGGTCTTCGTGACTCTAATACAGGACATCTGTCAAATGAAGCACCCACACCTCTTGATCTTCACCACCGTCGTATGGCTTACACTCAACCAGCAGGTGCCCCATACGGTGCCTCTGGAGACTTAACCATGACTGCTAAAGGCAACATTGCAAGAGGAGACAAGAAAATTACAGGGGAAAGTGTTGAACACGCTGTTTTACAAGATTCTGTGCATCAAGCAGCAAAAAGGATTCAATCCGAACATAATCTTCAATACACTGTTCCGTCACGTATGATAAACGAAGGATCTTGGGCAAGCACTCGTGTGATGACAGGTGATGACCCAAATCCAGCCAAAAAAGAAGCAGATGCTGCTCATGGTGCTGCACTTAAAGAGCAAGAAAAACGTAACTCTCACAGAGACTCTCAGATGGAGTTATTTTAATGACACAAAAATTTGATGGAGTTTACGATCACACTAAGCCTTGGCGTGCACCGATCAAACCTGATCAAGTAGCAAAGCGTTATCAATACAACGGCCCATGGTCAACTAATGCAGAGCGCCTAACTTCACAGGCTCTTATGGTGATGAACATTCCTGGAGCAGATATCCAGGCTATGGTTCGCCCACCTCTGCCACAAATTCAACTATTTCCAGAGCGTTATGGATACGAAAGACAACAACCTGGAATTGACGACATAGTAACGGTAGATCGCAACTATACTGAACCTCGTATATCTTGGTTCTCTGGTGGAGTCGCTGGATACCAAGCAGCCGAACGTAACGCATTGGGGAGTACATAATGCCATTTCCAGTAGCAGCAGTAGCACTTGGAGGAATACTCCGTGGAGCAGCAGGTGTAGCAGCAAGAGGTGCTGCAAGAGGCGCTATGACAACGGCTCGTTTTGGCGCCAAAGGTGCCAAAGGCGCAGCAAGAGTTGCTGGACAAGCCGCTCTAGTTGGAGGAAGTCTTTCTTCTTCTCAATTTTCTGGAGTTAACTCTAATCCAGGAGATGCAATTACAGAGTCTCTTCGATTTGGAGCCAATATGCCTGTAGGAACAGAAAAATGAGCGATGGAGACGGCATGCTATCCATGGAATTACAGGCTCGACAGATCGCTGAGAACGCAACCCGTTACAACGGATCTGCTCCATGTCCAACCTGTGGAGTAGTTATGAACCCTGTAGAATTTATGGCAAACAGAGGTCACTGCCTCTCTTGCGTCACACAACGCAATGCACAACGAGTGAAAGGTAAGATGGCATGATGTTCAATGACCGACGTAACGCAAGGGCTCTTAAGGCTGCTCAAGGACCTTCTCTTGCCCCTAAAGGTTACAAGCCAGACACAGCAGGTCGTAAAGTAGTTCGTGATGAAGCATCACCAAGAACTGAAAAAAACATAAACGTTGTGTCCCGTAAAAAACGTTATAACAATGCAGCAATCCGCGTTGACAATAGTGGTGCAGCAAATAAAAACGACCCATGGACATCCAAAAACGACAACGTAAGAAGGAAATAATCATGACTGTTAACTCATCACGTTCAATGAACGCAGGATTAGATGAAGGCGCAACAGACGGCAAGTACCGTAAAGTTCGCCCAGATACAGAGGTAGGAACTGAGTCATCAGCAACTCTTGCTAATCGTCAGTCACTACACCCATTCTATGGTTATGGATTTGCAACATCTGAGTACCCAAACAAGGTAAACCCAGGTAAGTAATCATGGGTCTATTTAAAAAGAATCCTGGTTCTGTACCTAATAGAGCAGCCTCTCCTGCTAGACGCCCTGTACAGTCTGCAGATCAATGGGCTGAAAGTTTAAAGCATCACGGCGCTTCGACTCCAGAAGGAAAAGCACGTTCAGCAGCAGTAGATAAAGCACTTGCTCGAAATGCATGGGAAAGCAATCAGTCAAAAATGCGAGCAGCAGGAGATGCGGCGTGGAAGGCAAAGTACGACAAGCCTGAACCAAAACAAAAGCAGAGTGGTGGTTGGGTACACGCAGAAGGTGGCCGTGCTATTAGCACGGAACGGATGTAATAATGTCAATGGGAAACATCTCACCTAGACAATTTGGTACTAAGCCAGTTCCAATGCCTTCAACAATTGGTTCATTTGGCTCAGGATCGTCAGGTATGCGACCTGCTCCAATGGTTACACCAAAACTAGGTGGATCAATGGGTACTAAGCCACTTCCAATTCCTACATCAATAGGAAGATTTGGTCGTTAATCGTGCGAACAGCACTTGGGGCACCAGATCCTGGTGAGTTTGAGCGTAGGCAACCACACAATCTATTCAACGATCGTCGTATAGGCGGAAAATCTAAGAATCGTGCTTATGGTGAGTCTCAAAAAGTAAATAAAGAACAAAAGATGCAGTATCAAGCGCCAAAAAAGCCTAAACAATTCGATTAATAATCTGTTAGGATAATCGGACTACTACAAGGAGCACAATGAGTAACGTACCAATTCTGGGTGAAAAACCTAAAGACCAAGAACCGATGTTTCGGTTGCTTTACTGTCTTGTCTGCCAAACATTAGATGAATTGCCACCCTACGATGGTGAGCCAGAGTTAGACCACCTCCTTGCTGTTGCATGTGAGGCACATGTATTTCCCTCAGGAGAGCCACACAAGGGCAAGTTATTTGTTTTGCCACTTCGTGCATGGGCACACAACGAGTCAAAGCGAGAGATCATCAGCCAGATCAAGGGCGGTGGATCAGCAGGACTTGCAGCAATCGATGAAACTTTCTATGACTCTCGTTCTACCTTCATGGAAGATGCAATGAAGTGCTACAAGCAACACAATAAGCCAAAAGATGGATGTTCAGATTGGCACAAGAGCGATCTTATGCTCATCCCAAAGACAGAGAAAGACCGCATCAAAGAAGGTATGGGTAAGTACAAAGACACTCCAGGTCAAAAGACTTACCTTTGTGATTTTTGTCCAGTAGCAATCGGAGTTGCAGAGCGCAAACAAAAACTGTTAGGAATGAACTGATGGAACAAGATAAGATACAAGCAGGTTTCAGCGTAGTTATCAATGAGGATGGAACACTGTCTACACATGTGTTTCCTGCCAGCGATACAGTCGCACGACAAGCAACTACCTACGACATCTTTGGATGCTGCAAGGAGTTAGTTGGTGACATTGAGTCACAACTACTTGCTGACCGTGTCTCTAAGGCTGTCCTTGCTAAGTTAATGCCACCAACAGCAGAAGAAGTTGCAAAAGTACGCATTGCTGAGGCTTTAGCAAACCGCCAAGCAGAATAACCACCTAAACTAAGGGTATGAATCGCCCTGATGGATTAGACCGCTATGTTGGACCTGTATCCATACAGGCTCTACCGACATCGTACTTTTCCCAACCTGAAGACACTCTAGATCCTGAGTTGTTCTCTGGAACAATGCTCAAGGGCTGGGTTCGTAATGGGCTTCTTCAAGAGTTATTTGGTTTCCTTAACGAGACTTATCGTCATCCTGATTTATGGGCACACGTATGGCTTGCAGGTTCTGCAGTCTCTTACCAGTGGTCTGCTGCTCGTGAGCCAGGAGACTTAGATGTCTTAATCGGCGTTGATTATATCCAGTTCCGTAAGGCTCACCCAGAGTACAACGGACTTGGTGATACAGAGATCAGCAAGATGCTTAACGAAGACTTCCGTGAGCAACTACAGCCAGATACAAAAGACTGGAATGGATTTGAAGTAACTTTCTACGTCAATCCTGGCGCTACAGACATTCGTACTATCAATCCTTACGCTGCCTACGACTTAACCCATAACGACTGGACAGTCTTCCCAGAGAAACGATCAGCACCTATCAATCCAGTAGGTGAGAAGGCTGCACAACGTGATCTACAGAGCGCATCTGATGTCGTTATGCGTTACTCACAAGCGTTAGCAGATCTACGAGGTGCTCAGAATGATGCAGCACGTCGCAACGCAGAGTTCAAAGTACAACAATTACTGATGCATGGCTCTATGTTATTTGAGGACATCCATCACAGTCGTCGCTATGCTTTCAGTCCTAGCGGTGCTGGATACGCAGATGTGTACAACTACCGCTGGCAGGCTGGTAAGAAGTACGGAACAGTACCAGCGCTTCGTCAGATGCACGATTACTGGAGAGAGTACAAGAACAAGCAGGCAGAAGAGACTTACGGAATTGATCTACCAGATACACAGACACTAATCAGGAGAGCAGCAACGTACAAGACACCGCAGTAAAAGTTCTAACAACTATTTGGAGTATAAATGAATGTAATGCTATCCCTCGACGGCGTACTCAGTTCTGATTCAGGCGATCCAATCAGAGCAGGAGTCATGCTCTACTACGCCCTCAACATCAACAACCGTGTAGCGATTAGAACCTCTCGCAAGAAAGATGATGCAGAGCACTGGCTTCACTCCCACGGAATCATTAACTACGATGACTTGATCGATTACTCTTTCCACCTTGAGGGCGAGGATCTAAAGAAGCGCCAGTTTGTTATGAGCCGTTCTCGTGCCCCTATTGAGATGTATGTAGATTCAGACCCATTGATGTGTGCATGGGTATTTGAAGAGCAGGGTATCCCTGCAATTATGTTTATGAATCCAGGGTTCCTTGCTGTAGAGCGTCGCCCTGATGCTCCGAAGAAGGTTCGCCAGTGGTCTGAGATAGAAAACTCCATCAACCGAGTCAACGTTGCTAAGTCTAAAGATGCTGCTAACCCCAAAGAACTAGAGTTCTGGGATGACTAAACTTATCTTCTCAGGTGTTGAGGTTGGTTCCAACCGCACCCTGCTAGAAGGCATGAATGTTGAGTCGATGGGACTCAACTTTTGGGGTCTTCGTAAGCGTGGTCTGCCCAAGACCAAGGTATGGCTTATAAGCGAGCACTTTGACGCAGAGACCAAGGTCTACATCGAGTCAGGGGCATCACAGGCTGACAAGGCTGGCCTGTCCCGCCAAGAGTTACTTGACCTAGCCGCTGACTACCAAGAGTTCCTAGTCAACAACGCAGATCGTGCTGAAGGTTTCTTAGAGTTCGACTCACAAATACTCGGCCTTGAATGGATAGAACAACAGCGTTCCTTTTTCAGTAACGACCCTAAACTATGGGTGATCTGGCATCAAGAGTATGGACAGAGCAAGTTGGCAGAGATGTCACGCAACTTCCACAATGTGGCTATACCGCATGACGAGATCGAGTCAGTAACTAACTTGGCCGCTCTCACACGGACCTACTCCAACCAGTTCAAGGTGACCTATCACGCCCTTGGATGTGCCAAGCCAGACAACCTAAGATCCATACCATTTGCCACCGCCAGCACATTGTCATGGCTATCGCCCATGAGAAGAGGCGAGACAATCATCTGGGATGGTGCTCGTCTGGTTCGTTATCCGAAGAAGATGAAAGACCAAGCCCGTCCTCGATACAAGAGCATCGTAGACAAGGCTGGCCTAGACTATTTGGAGTTTGTTAAAGATGGTACCCTTGAAGCAACTAGAGTTGCTGTCTGGTCATACAAGAAACTAGAGGAACACATGGACAAGAAATCACCTAACTTCCACATTATCGAAGGCGGTAAAGAGCAGAACTTATCTGATAATAGCGATGAGTTCATGACGGGGTTGATGGGATTAGATCTATCCACATCTGATAACAGTGGAGCAGAAGGGAGGAAAGTGGAGCGCAGTGGATCAGTAGAAAGAGCCCCTGAAGAGATGCAAAACTTGCCTGTCTTCGGGTTCAAGATGAAGACTATCGTCGATACAGATGATGAGGGCAACGATGTTTTGATGGATGTACCCGTCATTAAAACACAGCAGAGTTCTCTTCGCCAATGCGATACCTGCTTTGTTGCATCTAACTGTCCAGCGTTCAAGCCGCAAAATACTTGTGCATTTAATCTTCCAGTAGAGGTAAAGACTAAGGAGCAACTGAAGGCGTTACTTACTGCAATTATCGAAATGCAGGGGCAAAGAGTTGCTTTTATGCGATTTGCTGAGGAAATGAATGGCGGATACGCAGATCCAAATCTTTCGCAAGAGATCGATCGCTTGCTGAAGTTAGTGGGCAATGTCAACGAGATGGATCAGAACAAGGAATTCATTCAGATCACAGCCAGCCGACAATCCTCTGGTGGAGTGCTCTCTGCAATCTTTGGAGATCGTGCTCAGGCTCTCAAAGAGTTCCCCAACCCTATTCGTGAAGAGACCGTTACAAAGATTATCTCTGAAGCAATAGAAGAATAACTTATCTGATAACAGTAGTTAACAGGGTGTAATTCATATCTCACCCGTAGTTGACCATTTCCTTTTGCGATAAGTACTTCGCAAAGTTAGCAGATGCATGATAGGTTCCCACACGCAATACTAAGCAACCCACTGAGGGGTATTTACACTTTTATAGAAATGGTAGGGGTTATGACTGCATTATCTTTCAAACTAACTGAAGACTTCGTTGGTCCGTATCGATCCAAGAAGGCACCCTTTGGTTATCAAGATGCAGCGGGAAATTCGGTTGGAGAAATTACTTTCTTGCGTACCTATTCTCGCCTGAAGGCAGATGGTACGAAGGAGACTTGGGTTGATGTATGTGAACGAGTCATCAACGGCATGTACTCACTTCAAAAGGATCACGCCAAGACGAACCGCTTGCCATGGTCAGATGCTAAGGCAGCAGCCTCAGCCAAAGAAGCATTCGATCGCTTATGGAACTTGAAGTGGACTCCACCTGGACGAGGTCTTTGGGTTATGGGTACGCCACTTGTCAATGAGCAACGCAACTCAGCAGCATTACAGAACTGCGCCTTCGTTTCAACTGGATCGATGGTCAAGACAGACCCAGCAAAGCCCTTTGCATTCTTGATGGAAGCATCAATGCTAGGAGTTGGTGTTGGCTTTGATGACAAGGGCGCTGACAAAGAGTTTGTTATTTACGCACCACAAGGAGAGACTACCTATGACATCCCAGACACCAGAGAAGGCTGGGTTGAATCCACAGCCGCCCTCATCAATGCCTACCTCAAGCCAGATACGAAGACTCCAGTATTTAATTACGAAGCGATCCGTCCAGCAGGCGAACCAATCAAGACCTTCGGTGGAACCGCAGCAGGAGCAGACCCGCTAATCAAACTGCACCAGTACATCACTGAACTATTTAAGGATCGTGCTGGTCAGAAGGTAACTCGTCGTGACATCGCAGACATCGGCAACATGATCGGTGTATGTGTTGTATCTGGAAACGTCCGTCGCTCTGCAGAACTATTGATCGGTCGCATCGACGATGAAGAGTTCTTGAACCTGAAGAACTACGAGAAGTATCCAGAGCGTATGACTCATGGCTGGATGTCAAACAACTCAGTGGCAGTCAATGTAGGAGATAACCTCGATAACATCATCGAAGGCATCGCCCGTAATGGTGAGCCAGGAGTTATCTGGATGGACATCTCCAAGCAGTATGGTCGCCTTGCAGATCCAATCAACAACAAGGACTGGCGTATTGCAGGGTACAACCCATGTGCTGAGCAGTCACTAGAGTCATACGAGTGCTGTACTTTGGTTGAGACTTACTTGAACCGCCACACAGACCTTGATGATTTCAAGCGCACATTGAAGTTTGCATACCTGTATGCAAAGACTGTGACTCTGCTTCCAACTCACTGGGAAGAGACCAACGCCATCATGCAGCGTAACCGTCGCATCGGTACATCTGTATCAGGTGTTGCAAACTTTGCAGACAACAAGGGACTTCCTGTCCTGCGTCAGTGGATGGATGAAGGCTACAAGATCATCAAGTCATACGATACAAACTACTCAGAGTGGCTAGGTATTCGTGAGTCAATCAAGATGACAACAGTCAAGCCATCAGGAACAGTAAGTATCTTGGCTGGAGAATCTCCAGGAGTTCACTGGACTGTAGGTGGTCAGTACTTCAATCGTGCAATTCGTTTTGCAAACAACGATCCAATGCTTCCACTATTCAAACTTGCTAACTACAGAGTAGAACCAGCAAGTGAGTCTCCTGATACGACTTCGGTTGTCTTCTTCCCTATCAAGTCAGAGGCTAAGCGAAGTGAGAAGGATGTAAGTATCTACGAGAAGATGGCACTTGCTGCTACTGCTCAACGCTACTGGTCAGATAACTCTGTCTCTGTAACGATCTCATTTGATCCAGAGAAGGAAGCCTCGGCTATTGGTACGGCTTTGCATATGTACGATGGTCAACTGAAGACTGTCTCATTCTTGCCTAGTGGTAACCATGTCTATCCTCAGATGCCTTACACACAGATTACTGCTGAAGATTACGAGAACGATGGAGTTATGAAACTCTTTCCGATTGATTTCTCTGGTGTTTATGCTGGTATGGCTGCTGATGCTATTGGTGAGGCTTACTGCACAACTGATGCTTGCGAAGTGAAACTAATTACAGACAATCAACCTAAATAATCTAGCAATAAAAGTAAAAGCCCTGCCTTCTGGTAGGGCTTTTGCTATTGCTTATCTACAGTCTTTGCACCACAACTCTTCTTCGCCCATAAAACTTACAGGCAACCTATCTATTGCCCAACTACCACATCTATCGCAATACCCTTTAGGTTTTCTAGACTCCATTAGTTTTCATCTTCTGGTATGGCTTTGCATTCAAGCCCCTTGTGCCTCTTTAATACTTGATCACAATAATACTTGTCTTGCATTCTCTTGGCATTTGAATCTGTGATGATGGTATGGCTATCGATTACTAGATTGCAGTAAGGGCAAGGCAACACGATGTTCCTGCTCTTTGGGTTCTCTCCGTAGGTCTGCCATCTCCAACCCAACTGAACTAATTTGCGCCAAAAGAGTTCTTCTACTTCAGTATCAGTAAGGGATCTCTCACGCCAAGGTTTATCGTTGAAGGGCAACTCGTCCTGAACCCACTTCTTGCCTTTCTGGTGTGGCTTTGGGAACTGCGGTTGCTTCTGGTGTGGCTTCTGGTATGGCTTTGCTTTACTGACATTCATCATCTGCTCATGCTTCTGATGTGGAACTGGATAACCTGCTGCCATCTTGCTCCCCTTTGACTAAGTAACTAACTCACCTGGCTGCCAGGTAGAGTTACTTCGAAGATAGCCCCGCCATTTCTGACGGGGCTTCTCCTATTGCTTACTCTGTTGCTTGTCCTATTGCTTTGGCTTTCGCTTTTGCTATTGCTTTTGCTTGGGCTTCAGGGAACTGCTTCAACCAACCCTTTACTACTGGGTTGTTGACACCTTTCCATGACTTCCAGTTCTCGCCTTGATTGCTCATGTGATAAGCGATCTTGGCATTCACCACAGGGTTCAACAGTTGGGCGTTGTACTCCAAACTGAACTTTTCCCTACGATCTTGCCCTAATGAGTCAACCATGTTGATCTGAAACAGCCCAAATGAGTTGTCTCCTGTATCTCGGTTGCCATTATGGGAGAGAGGGTTGCCACGAGATTCTTTCATGACGATTGCCCACGCATGGCGTAAGGCTTCTCCCTTGAACCCAACTGCGTGAAGCAGATCGACTAACTCTGTCTTGGTCAGTTTGTCTGCGTTCTCGTACTTGGCTAGGGCTCTCTCTTGGTATTGCTTTTGCACGATCTGTGCTTCGGCTTTCGTAGGGCTGAGGGCTGGTGGCAATACCACTATCCCACTACCTACGAAGATCATTGTGAACAACGATCCGAATACGATCTTGCCTCTTTTTGTTAGTTTCATCATCACTCCAAAAAGTCATTGACACTTTCTGATGCCTTTGACTGGTTGTGACGAAGGCGATGTAAGTATCGCTCTGTCGTCTTTATCGACTGATGCCCCAAGCGTTCCTTGACCTCATGCACATCTACCCCACTTTTTAGAAGTTGGGTAGCGTTAGCGTGTCTGAGATCATGGGTTCTAGGACTCCAACCGATGCCTGACTTGGCTATTGCCTTGTTCCATGTAGTTCTCCATACATCTCGTGGTAGGTGACTCGTATGGTCGATGAATCTCTGTTGCTTTTGGTATGGCTTTGTCTTTTGCCTGTGCTTTCGCACCGACTCTCGACAAGCCTCACATCGGCAACGCCCATGTGTATAGGCGTACAGAGTTCCATGCTGGAACAGTTTTCCGTCTTGGGCGAATGGTCGCTTAGACATTTCTCCACGAGAAGCCTTTAGTTTACCTGCTGGCAAGATGATCGTTCTTGGGAACAGTAGGTCATCTTTTGATAGGGCTTTTGCTATGACATAACCCTGAATCTCTTGTAGTAGGGCTTTGCTTAACATAAGGCTTCGCTTATGACCCGACTTTGTGGCTTCTACGATCAGAAACCTGCTGGTATGGCTTGACCCTAGATCGCTGACTCGCCTTTGGACATAGACTTCCCCTGTCTTTAGGTTGATGTCCTTGACCCTGATCTCGGTGGCTTCCCCGAATCTGCACCCACTAGCGACCAAGAATCGGGCGAATAACTGAGCCCCTTCGGTCGGTAGGTGCTGAATGATCGCCTTAAACTCTTCGGGCTCTACGACATTTGAGATGTCGGAATACTTCGCCTTAATACGAATCCCATGAGTAGGGTTCTGAGTCAATTCTCCTGTATCGACTAACTGAGACAGGGCAGACCCTAGTGATGCCTTGATCTGATTGAGGGTGGCTGAACCTATCCCCTGACCCCTGAGTTCTTGAAGTAACTTTTGAATCGTACGGGTGTCGATCGAAGTTACTTTGCGATCTCCAAGAGTCGGCAGGACATAGCGATCGAGAATCGATCGGTAGCCCTTGCGAGTGATCGGCATGAGATCGGCGGTGGGAAGCCATGAATCGATGTAGGTCGATAGGGTAAATACAGCCCTAGAAGGCTCGCTGACACCCGATGCCTCTGCTTTTGAGGCGTGATACATGGCATCGATCTCCGAGCCCCATGTACCTGCTGAGAGGCGTTTACCGCCCTTTCGGTAATAGCCTGTAAACCTATCTCCACGCTTTACGACATAAGCCATGATCTCCCCCTTCATGTTACTGATGAGTAATGTTACTCGCCAGTAACTTCGAATGCAAAAAATAGCCCCTAGCCCGATCAGGGGCTAGGGGCGAATAGTGACTATGGGCTTAGGGAATCTGCTTATGTGCGCTTGAAGTAACTCTGAGATCGCCCCAGATCAGGGCTGAGAGTTAGTTAACGATCTCACTATCCCATTCGGTGTCGTGAGCGATCTGCGGTACGGCTTCGGATAGCCATAGTTCACCGAGTTGATTCGCTTGATCTTCGGAATCGCATTCGACTTCGATCGATCGTGTCCATACAAAAGTTACTTTGTAGG